CGAGTGTATCAGAGGATTTCAGTTCAATCACTAGTCCGAGTAAACAAAACTCTACCACAGATAATGACTTCTGGAATTCATTTGAACATATCTGTTTAAAGTATAAGTCATTTCTGAAACCTAAGATTAGAGATGAAAATCTATTTCACTCCTCTAAGGCAGGACCAAATGGTCGTGCACTATTGGATTGTGATAAGGATTACAAATCTATCAAAGATTCAGGAATGATCGACATACTTAGAGAACTTAACTCTGAAATTGACAAACTATCTGTTGGAAAAGGTTCACAACGTGAAGTATCACTTGCAGCGGATTTTCATCCAATGCTTGATGCCATCGTAGATGAATCAGATTCAATGGATAGCGGATCAAGAACAGAGAGAAAGAACTCTTTGTATACATGTATGGATAACTTCGTAGAATGGAGGGAAAATAATTTTCCTAATTGTTATGACAATGTAGTACATTCACGCATCAGTTTAATAGCTGAAGGCGGATGTAAGACAAGAGTCGTTGCAATTGGGGATTATTTTACCCAAGATTCATTGAAGCCCATACATAAGTCATTATACAGATGTCTAAGAAAGCTTGATACAGACGGTACATATTCCCATAACAGAATTGGAGAGATAGTAAAAGAGAAAACTAAACTGGGCTTACCTGTAAAATCATTTGATCTTACAGCAGCAACAGATAGGTTTCCTATTTGCTATCAAACCAAGATGCTATCGGTTATGTATAGTCATAATCTTGCAAATCTATGGCAAAAGATAATGGTCGATAGAGAATTCTTAACACCTAAAGGTGACAAGATACGTTATGCTGTTGGACAACCTATGGGCTTTCTTAGCTCATGGGCATCCTTCGCATTAACACATCATATCATTGTCGAAACGTGTGCAAAACTTGAAGGAATTAATTCTTTCAAGGATTACGCCATGATCGGTGATGATGTAGTCATCTTTAACGATAAAGTTGCAAATAGGTATAAGAAATTCTTATTTGACAATGATGTTCAAATATCTAAAACAAAGACCCTTGAATCGGGTGGTAAACCCTCTTCAGCGGAAATTGCTAAGAGATTGTTCATCAATGGTCAAGAAGTTTCTCCTATGCCTTATGATGCAATTGAATCGGGTATTAAGGATTATCTCCTTATACCAAATATGTTCAAACTAGCTCTAGAGCGGGATGTTATAGATATTTCAATAACACCCGTCCATGGTATCTTATCAGGTTTATTCAAAGAGAACAAACTCAACAAGATTCTAGCCTTACTCACATTCCCGATAAAGATGCTCCCTTTAGGGATAACATCTAACATCTGGGGTGAGGATGAATCAAAAGTAATTTCGACATTTGAAGAAATTAAAGTTGAATTCATCAGAAGTAAAGCTAAGGACCTTTACGAGAATGAACTTGCGAACATTCCCGATCTAGGTATCCTAGGGCTTGCCATGGAATCCAGCGAGGGACCTGATGACTTGAATAAGCATCCCGTTATGTCCGTATTAAGGGCATACCGAGACAGATGCGGAAGCATTTATCAGGGTATACTTATCTACGGATTTGAGCCAAGTGATCTAGGATTGGTTGATTATCTGATTAATCCAATGATCCCTCAATATATGAGGCGAACTCATAGGATTGAACGAGTAAGGTCAAACCTAGTCTTGAAAACTCTAAGGAAACTTA